CAATCCAGGGGAATCTCTTCTCTACCGCATTCCGGATAGAATTGCCAAGAACAGACTCGGCATTGTCGTAGTACACAGATTCGATATTGCAATATTCCACATAATCTCCATGTTTGACGATTACGCCATATCGGTCAATGACTTCTTGAACGAAATCACAGAACAACTGATCCAGCATATTACTATCAATATCCTCATCCGCATCTTTCGCCATGACTCGCTTGGACATGATTCCGATTGCGTCTCTGTAATCGTCCGTGTACCCTCTTGCTACAAAAGCATGGCCGGACTGGTTTCCTCCGAAGTCGAGTCCAATCTCTATCGATACAATATCTGATTTTTTAAATTGTTTACGTCCTGAATCATCTGCAAGTTCTTCCACTACTTCACACCGGAACTTTTCTGGATTATCCGCAAATCGTTTATAAATCGCTCCTTCCGCCCTCTTCCAGAGTCCAAGGATTAACCGGTCATAATAAATCGTGCCCTTGTATTCCTTGCAAAGCTGTTCCACAAACTCTACTGGAAGAAATGGATTGTCAAAAATTGTATACCTCTGCAGGTAGATATCTAGCTCATCATTGTCCAGGAACTCTTTCAGCCAGTGTGTCGGATGTTCTGGGTTGCAGGATCCATCAAAGCACGAATACGGCTTATCAAGTCGTGATTTCAGCATCTGGAACACTTCCTTGCTCCATTTAGCGACCTCATCACCATAACAATACTTAATGCTGGCTCCCTGAATCTTCGCTACCTGACTGACCTTTTCAGCGCCCAGGCAATACACTTCCTCGCCGCAGATTCGTGCAACATTCTGACTGTTGATTTGTCCAATCAGCTTATCTGTATATATTTCCCTCATCGGCTGCAGCACATTTCGCTCAATGGAACTCTTGGACACCCCTAAAATAACATTGAGTCCCGGCTTACCAGTTCTCTCCCTGATTCGGAATGGAACTACAAAAGCGGTATCCACATAGGACTTCCCGGAACGAACTGCCCCGGACTTGATATTCCATCTATGAGTTGAGTTCACAATATACTCATTTTGTTTCTTGCTTAATTGCATTGTCCCGCACCTCTTTCAATATCTGATCCAGACGGTCAAGAGCTTCATCGTTCTCATTTTCGCCCGTGATGTCTTCTTTTCTTGCTTTATTCAACTCTACTTTTGACCTCTGTTCTTCCAGATCAGCCTCGGATTTATCCGTCTGTCCAACAGTCTTCATGATTGCCTGATATGCTTTCACGTCTCCCAGTGACGCCTGCTGAATCATAGCCATAGCTATGACTTCCTCGTAGGTGCTCTCGCCACCATCTGACCGTAATATATCTGATAAGCCCTCGACCTCCACCTGCATCGTTAATAGCTTGTTCATCGTATCCCTGAGAGCTGCTTTCCTGCGCCTGGTCTCACCACTTCTTTTTCCACCCCTTGAACGCATTTCTCTTTCTTCGCTCTCACTTCGATTGCCTTTCCCATATGGGATTAAGTTTTGTTCATTCGCCACTTCACCACCTTCAATTCTGGTTTATTTTTGCATCAGAAAAGCACCCCGGAGGGTGCCCTCATATCCTTTGCGCTATATTCCCATGCTTTTATATATGGTTTTCCAATCCTCTCTATTTACACCATATTCTTTTGATAATATTTTAGCTCTGTCGTATATCTTTCTTTTTTCTTTTCTCGAACGCTTTGGAAAACTCAGTATAGAATCCAAATATTTCATCGCCATAATCGCTGCAAAAGCATTTGCATCTACTTCAGCAATTTGTTTTCCGTATGCATTCAAATCAATCGTATCCAGCTCTTGATAATTAGCAAAATATTCTTCTTGGTGATTTACCCATTGCCATTTATGCCTGAGTTCATGTGCGAGCTGAAAATAACCATCAGCTCCAAGTTTCGTGTAGATAAGTTCATCAGTTTGTGGACAGTATTCTGAATCCTTATGCTCACCTGATGTATCTAGTATAATGCGAGGTATTCCCACTCCCAATTCCCTTGTGACTTTTACGACATAATTCATACTTTCAAAATCCATATTGCTTTCCCCCTCTCAAAAAACGAAAATCTAACTTAATGATACTTCATTCTTTCAAGTTCTGCAACGAAAAAGACACCTGATGGTGCCAAGTGCCTTAATCGTGTCTTCTTGAGGAGAAATCAAAAATGAAAAACGTAGTAATTCTGTCTTTCCGTTCGTCTTTCGATGATATCATAATATCACATGTACTACTGACATTCACTGACATCTTTTTCTGGAAGCTGAAAATGAGCCAATGCTTTTCCGTGGATCCTGTGAATCTGCCTCTCAGAATAACTCATGGTTTCTGCAATCTCATACCACTCCATGCCCTTGATATACCGATAGAACAATACATCATCCTCATTCTTTGATCTAAGCTTCTTGATTCTCCTTGCAATGTCCTGATACGTCATAATCCTCAGTACACGTTCTCTCTTGAGTTCATCAATCAATCCCTGGATACGTGCCACCTCTCCGGACAGATCTCCCTGTCCTCCGGATCCATGAGGCATGCCGTCATAATTAATCGCCTTCGTGGACATCATCATTTCACGTAGCTCCTTGATTTCTTCCGAGATCCGGTTGACCCTTCTCACATGATCCTTATAGCTCCGGAGGTATTCCTTCTTCTGTTCGTTCTCTGTTTTCACTTCCTGCTCCACGTCCTATCTCCTCCCCTGTATCAATCTTGTTCCTTTTCGCCTTCTGCCTCGCCAGATATCCCAATATGCTGTAGCATGCCGGTGTCCGGAAGCGTCTGCTTGCTTCTTCCGATGGTGGCTTTTCTGCCATCTGGTCACGACCTGATATGGCATCGAGGCGCTGGCATTTGCTATCACTCATCGTTCCCGCCTCCCACTAATTCAAATCTATACTTCTGCTTTACGTTTGGATATTTCACATGGTCAACCTCACTCACAAACATCCCGTAAGGTCTGCTCCAAATAGCCCCATCCTCGCATTCATAAACCACATAAAACTGTCCCGGTGCTTCTGTGTCCTGACTGATATGTAAAACCTTAACTATATGTCCTTTAAAATGTCTGTAGACTTGTCCTGCCGTAACATTTCTATCGTTATCTACTGGAACTTTTCTCTTGAAATACTTCTCGCAATCTGCAAGGTCGCAGTTGCCGTAATTCAAAGGGCTTTCGTCGTCCCATTCTCCAATGTCTGCTTCTTCCACATGGATATGCTGATTTATCATCCCATCCAAGCCGAAGCTAACTTCTGCAAGGACTTCACTTACATCAAAATCTCCATCAACATCAACTAGATACCCGCTTACTTTAAATATTTTTGCCATGCTTATTCTCCTTTCACAAGCTCTCCTAATTCATGTCCTACAGGTTTCCACAAGTGCAAACAGTTTTCTTGTACATTCACGTATTCTGACTTCTTTGGGTGGATCTGGTAAGCTTCCTCTTCCTCATGCCAGAAAATGTCTTTCAGTACGCACATATCTTCCCATGTAGGAGTCTTGTACTTATGTCTCGGACTTACGCTCACATGCTCATATCCGTTTTCATTGTCTCCGAACACTACGGAACACCCTCCGCAATCTGGTAGCTTTATCAGTCCGCATGCCATCACTCCAAAGTTTTTAATGTTCCAAACTTTACCGCTTTCCTTTATCTCTTTAATGCTTTTCATATTCTTCTACTACCTCCAACTTCTTCAAGTCCTCGATGAGCCACGGTTTGTCATCTTCCCATTTGACCATTGGTAAGTCGATGTTGAGTTTTTGCAATGATTTAATCGCACCGGAATCAAACACCCATCCATCTTCACGTTTTTCAGCACTATTTTGGTATGCTATCAAATTATCGCTTTTACCTCTCGCAATATATTTGAGTTCTTTACCAAGATACTCCAAAAACGCTCTGTCTCTCTTGCTAATTACCAGCTTTTCGATGTACTCGGATTCAGCCCATTCTCTCGTTTTCTCTTCACAATCATAACCACGAAACAAACATAGACTGCATATAGCGCCATTACACGGAACGATATGCCCGCTTTTCTTTATTATGGCAATACTACCTCCACTACACGCAATCTCCAAAATCTCTTTTGCATACTTCTCTTTATTCTTCATCTCTTCCACCTCGCTTCACAATCTCTATAGCTCTGATTAATCCTCGATAAAACCAATCTTCATAGTCATTGTCTATTCCATGTTCTTCTGCATAACTTTTAAAATCCACAAAAGACTGCTCACTTCCTTCTTCAAGCTGCTCAATGACATTTTTCACATCAAACGCTGTTGGCTGTTCTTCTATTTCCATAAGCATGGATACCGCAATATCTGCCAACGAAACCATTTCATCTTCGTCTGGTGCTTTCGGTTTTAACCATTTCTCGCATTTTCTCATTAGCAAATCTGCATCAATTAGTCTGCTCATTGTCCGTCCTCCTGTTCCATTCCGCAATTACTTCATCCAAATTGTGCCCTGTCGGATAAGATGTTACCGGCACCGGACAGTCTGGATTATTGCATTTGACCATGTACATTGTCCCACCGCTTGACCAATGTTCTATTATCGGTTTTCTTCCGCAGAGCGGGCATGGTTTTAATTCTTCCATTAATCATTCTCCTTTATACG